ATGTAATTACAATTTCAGGAAAAGGGGTAGGAGGCTGGAGAGTGACAGTCCCAAACACGCAACAAATAGTAGGCGGTTTAACAAATACTTTAACAAATGGTTCAGGTTACATACAAGCTGGGCAATATGCTGCTGTAACACTTAAATGTATAACAGGAGGAACGGCTGCTGTTTGGGAAATAATATGTATTAATCCAGCCACAACTTTAACGATTGTATAATGCCAATTATAACACAAAATAGCAAGGTATTAACAGCAGCAGGGAAGGTACTTATAAGAGAACCTTCCCCCTTGGACTTACCTAATCTAAAATTGTATCTGTCTGCAACAAGAATGCCACAATATGCAGACGGAACAGCTATCTCAAGTTTTTTAGATTATTCTGGGAATAATTATAATGCAACACAGGGGAGTGGAACTTTACAACCCACTTTCCAAACGAATGAATTTGGAGTTTACGCAGGGATAAAATTTGATTCCGTAAATGATTTAATGACTCTATCAGGCGGGGCGTTAGATATATTTAAAAATATTAATCAATTTACTGTGCAAGCTGTGTTCAAGAGGACTGCACTTGGTACTTCACAACTTATTTACCAAGCATTTAATAACACAGGGGCTGCAAGTCGTTTCGTTATTTCGTGTAATTCGACAAGTATTGCTGCAACAATACGTATATTAGACGCTGGGACTTCGTATAATATACTCATACCAAGTAACGATTTAGCCCCTCACATGATTCAATATACCTTCACAGGCGGTTTTGTATATGCTTATTTGGATGGGGTTTTTCATGGGGCAACAAATGTTGGTGGTTTGACTTTTAGCAACACCTCCAGTGTTGGGTCAAACGTTGGCGGGAGTGTACCTTCTGGTATTTGGGGGGCAAACATTAACGGTATCTCAGTAAATCAATCATATTCAGACAATGCAACAATACAAGCACAGTACAGAGGATATTTACAACGAGGTTACTTATGAAATTATACAAATATGTTTCCAATAGTATTATTAGGTGCAAAAACAAAAACGGGGCTAGAATTAGCTTTAAAATGTATAGAATTTTATGGTACAGAATCAGTTAATTCAATCGACCCAGTTCTGAATTTCAAATCCAGCCAATTCTCCTTTTACTATAATATCGTAATTTCTCATATAACTAATTTTAGGACGTGAACAACCAAAAAGAATTAATTCAATAGTGTCATTATCGGAAATTAGTGTTTATCATGATGGTGTTTTAATGGGAAATATTCAATTAGCTTCAAGTGGAAATTTAAATAACACCCCATCGATTTCAAATATTGGATGGTTTCAACCGGTAAATATTTCTGGAAGTTTTGGTAATTCAAACATATCAGAAATTTCAGTTTCACATTCATATTCAAATCCTTCAATAATTGCGTCTCAATATCAAGGTTGGTTACAAAGAACTGGTTATTTATAATTCTTATTTTATAACAAAATTATTTAATATATAAAAATAAAAAGATATTATATGCTGAAAATAGATTTAGAACAAACTGGATATTTGGGATTACCAGAACATATAAATTGTACTGGATTTAAAGTAAATATTGATAATAATTCAAACCCTACATCAATTGATTTTTATTATAATATCGGAGTTCTCGGACTTAATGGTCAATTTATTATAACAAATAGTTATACAAAAGTTTACACAGATAACGATTTGAGACCTCTTTTAAACGCACAAGGTCAACCAGTTTTTGAAGATGTTGGATTGATTGATGAATTTGGAGAACCAATTTTAGACCCAGAAACGGGGTTACAATTAGTTGAAAGTCAACCTGTTATGATTAGTGTGATTGATTTTTGGATGCAAACACTAGGCAAGGATTACATATATCCAGACCTATATTTAACCTTAGTTTCAATAAAAAATTTATACATATGAAAGTACAAATAATTTTAATTAAAAATAATTTCAAATTGTTGAAGCCTATTACTTGGTTAAGTTGGATTATTAGAAAAGTAATTAAATCTAATTGGAATCATTGCGCCATTCTATATAAAAATAAAGTTGCGGATATGTCAACTAGTTATAAATATAGAAATTATGATATTTGGTTAAATGAAAATACTGATAGAGAATTTATAATATCAAAAGAAGTTGATTCGATATTTTTTAAATCCGATCTTGAAAAAATTCTTGAAAATAAAGATGGTGATTTAGAAGGCTACGAATACACAAAACTTTTAAATCATTTAACAAAAATTAAATTGAATAAAGTTTACATAAAAGAAATTGAAAATAGGATGGTATGCAGTGAGTTTGTTGAATATGTTTTAACAGGCAATAAAACTAATTGGGAAACACCACAATCAATTTATGAAAAATATTTTAGATAATTTATTACTTCAAGCAATTCCCAATTTGCCTATTCGTAAATCTATTTCAAAAATTAGTTATGTTTTATATTTGTTATATTTAGAAGATGGGAGTTTCTATGTTGGCATTACAAATAATTTTCAAAGACGTTTAAAAGAACATCAAAAAATTAGAAAAAATGTAAAGTGTGGAGTGGTACTTTATAGTTTAAATTCGAAAGCCAACATCAAAATTTTGGAAACATATTTGATTTTAAATGTCAAATTATTTCACAAAAATTTTGTGTTGGCTAATAAAAGATCAGAGGCTAATATGTACTAGTTTTCACATGGAAGGAAATTTTGAATATCCCAATATTTTGATTGTTCTACTAACAATTCACCAAAATTTCTACACAAAATTTCTTCTTTTATATCCTCATTTGTTTCATATTTAATGGTAGCTATTATTCTAACTATATCACCATTCCATTGTTGCATTTGTTGAAAATTTGTATTGTTCGTTGGTAAGTCAAGTACATCATCTAATAAATGTAATTTATCATACCCTTCTTCATCTTTTTCAAACATTGTTGGCGTTAAACTTTGATAAATAGCTCCAGCATAAAATCTGCAGATGAAAGCTTTGTGAATGTTTTCACTTTCCATTTGTTTTGCGGTGTGTTGTTCTTGTGTCATTCTCATAATCTTTATTTTTAAATTGTTTATTTATGTTATTATACTACAAAGATACTCAAAAGGTTTCAATAATCCTAATAAATATTTACTTTTATTAACGAAGTTTCACTTTCCACTTAAATTTATTAGCTTCTAAGCCGTTATTTAATTTAAAGGTACTTGACCCTTCGAAATCAATTATAACGTCTCTGGAGTCAATTAAAGTACCAAATTCAACCTCTTTCGAACTTGCGTACGATAATGGAATAATATTATTTTGATATAAAAGGTACATTATCTTGTTTCAAGTGTGAAAACTCTAATGTTATTTGAAATAATCGAAACTACAAAATAATGTTTTGTTTTATTTGTAAATTGGTTTATTCTATTTTGAATTAATCCCATATATTCGATTTTATCGGAAACTTCATATTTCGTTTTAAAATCATAAATTTCTTGCAAAAGTTTTTGTGAATATTCATCTATTTCAATATTATTTTCTGGAAATTTTCCTTCTAAAATAAATTCACTTATATTTAATCTTCCATACATTTGGATCATTTCAAACTCCAAATTATCATAATTAATATCCATTTTTTCCGATAAAATTATTCTATTTTTCAAATTTCCTTTATGATTTGAAAATTTATTCACTAATTCATCGTCAGCATTTTTAATATAATCCGCAAGTTTGATAAATTCTAATTTGTGTTTAACTTCTTTTTGAACATAAAGTTTCAATTCTTCTGGTGTGAACGTGATAGTTTCCATAATCTTTATTTTTAAATTGTTTATTATAATAACGTAAAGGTAAGTAAAAGGTTTCAATATTCCTAATATTTTTGAATATTTATTTTTCGTTTAAAATATGTTCGATATGTTCAACAGCTTGACAATAGCTGCTATATCCTTTGACTTCATTCTTCACGCAATCATACACTTCATAATTGAAATTTGTGAACTCACAAGGGTATATCAAATTCAATTGATAATTGTCCTTCTTGAATGTTTTGATTCGATCTCCTAAATTGTCGATTATTGTTTCTTCTATCATTTTTATTAAAGTTTAATTTCAAATCTATTTTTCATATTTTTTATAACTTGTGGTGGAACGTTATGAATATTTGTTCCTTCGTGCCTGTTCTCAACAATCATCACAAATGTCATATATCCATATTGATTAGCAAGATTAATATAATGTTCAAACTCCCACTCTTGCGTAAATGTATTTGAAATGACTATTCTTTCTGTTGAAATACACATAGCTTGTTCAACCATTTTTTGACACCAAATATGTGCTTCTTTTATTTTTGAAATGTCAAACTTATATTCACCTTTTTCGTCAATAAAATATTTATCCGTTTCAAAATGTTCACCACCAAGATTCTTCGCCAATGTTGATTTTCCACTACCCGGTAATCCTCTCAGTATATACAGTTCCTTTTTCATATTTTTAAATTGTTATTGTGATGTAAAAGTAAGTATAATATTTGACATATCCTAATCTTTTTAAAAATAAATTAAAAAGTGCCTCTATTGCTTAAAAACGGACTTTCATACACTTATATTATATTATCTATATCCTTATATTATATTATATTATATTATATTTACTGAAAAATAAAAAAATGAAATATTTTAATATAATAATTATAAATAAATGAAATACTTATTTAAATAAATAAAAAATAAATTAAAAATATTGGTTGAGACACCTTTTGTCGAATACCATTAAATAATAATTTATAATATTTAACTATTATTCAAATACCTTGTTTTACCTATCAAATATTGATTCTGAGACATTATCTTTTATTTTTGATATAAACACATCACTATTTAATATTTAATTGTATATAGAAGGTAGGGCATCAATTAAATGGTTATATAAAATAAAATAAAATAAAATAAAATATAGAAATATTAAAAAAAAAATATTATTTAATTGTATATAGAAGGTAGGGCATCAATTAAAGGGTTATATAAAATAAAATAAAATAAATATAATATAGAAATATACAACAATCAATAATGAAACGAAGTGAAATGGATGATTAGTTGGAATATTAATCTATATACCTTATTCTACCCATTAAATATTGATTCTGAGACATTATCTTTTATTTTTGATATAAACACATATTGAAACATTTAAAGGTCTTAGAATCAAAAGAATTTGTTTTGTTATATTATAAGCATGTAATATTGATGTAATATTTTATTAAAAAGTTAATAATTTGTTTAAAAACCTTACATGATTTGATGTAATATTTTATACATATTTTAACATTCAAAAATAAAAAAGTGCCTCTATTCAATTTAAATGCCTACTAGTATATACATTATATACTCTATACTCTATACAATTTAATGTCGAAAATAAAACGAAAAATTAAAGAATAAATAAACATTGGTTGAGTGAAACGAGACCATTAAAAAATAAATTTTAAAAATGATGAAACTTTATTAAATTTTTTTATATATAGAGTAAGGAAATAAATTAAAGAGGGTTGAATGTTGCAACCTAGTAGACCCTCTAATTTTTAATTTATTTTCAAACAAAATATTTCCTTTTATTTATTTATGCTTTATTACTTACCAACAAACCTCGATCTTTTCAAATCACTCCCATTCCCGAAAAAAAGTATTGAAAAGGATTTTTTTAAATATAATTATATCATTTCAAATTTATTCATACAAAGATATTCAAGAAAATATTATGTAGAAAGTCACATAGAATTAAATTTTGCAAAATTAAAAAAAATAATTGGTGAGGAAGACACGAAAAGAATTATTCAAAATTTAATTCATTTTAAAATAATTGAATGTGATAATTTATGTGTAAAAGGTGAAAAAAATTACGGTTATAAATTAAATAACATTTACACTGAACAACATTACATTTTAGAAAATTGTGAAGATAAAGTAAGTGTCAGATGTGATAAATATTACAAACAAGAATACAATGAAACCGAATTAAATTTGTTTAGAGACCTTCAAAAGTTAAAACATAACATTGTATTAGATTATAATTTTCAAGGTCTAAGTGACCAAGAAAAGAGGTATAAACAAGCAAATAATTTTCATCTTGAAAGTTTCGGAAATAGAAATATAAGATTTAAAAAAGATAAATATGGAAGAATACACACACCTTTAACAAATCTCGAAAGGGGCTTGAAAGCAAATTTATCTTTAAACGGTAAAAACATATTTGAAATTGATTACGCATGTTCACAACCTCGTTTTATCGCTTTAGAAGCGTCAAAAGAGTTTGGAATGACATCGGACATACAAAATTTTTTAAAGCTTTGTGAGGGCGAAAAAAGCATTAAATTAGACCTTTATAATTATTTAATGTTTAAAATTGGATATAATAAATCCAGAGACGAATTTAAAAAATTTATTTTACAAAATTTATATGGTAAAAGATTCACTTCAAAAAAATTGGAAGAAATATTTTTACTTGAATTTCCAAACATTTATAAATTTATTTTAAAACAGAAAGAAAATGGACATGCAAACTTTGCGAGAAATATGCAAAAGGTTGAAAGTGATCTGGTTATTCAAACGGTTTGTAAAAATTTATATGAAAAATATGAAGGTATTAGTTTATGCACAATTCACGACAGTGTTATTTGTAATGAAGAATATGTTAAATGTGTGAAGTTTGAAATGGAACTGGCATTTGAAGAAATTTATAATTATAAATTATTTTGTGATTCTTCTCAACTTTCTTTTAATTTTTTGTATAATAATAAATAAACAAACATTAATTATGACAATAATAGGAACAACAATTTTCGAACGTGAAAATTTAGAATTTTTAAATTTTATTTATTCTTTGATAGAATCAAAAGGACTTAAAATGAGAGATTTTAAAAATGAAGGTAATTTCAATTGGAAATCTGATATGACAAAAAAATATTTTGATCTTACAAATGGATGTAATTCTGGACATATTTTCAAAAAAGAATTGGTTGAATATGCCATCAATAAAGAAGTGTTACCAGTTACCAGCACGATAAAAAATCATAAAAATATGTCACAATTTGAATATTTGAATATTTATATTTTTAATAGGATGTATGAAACAATGAAATATTATTGTACCTGTAATGCAAGTGAATTGAAATGTTTTGAAGAAATAACCATACAAGCATTTTTTGAAAAAACAGGTGAAAGATTGTTTATTAATAACAAGTCAAATAAAAAAATAATGGTTTGGAACGGTTTTGAAAGAAAAATGAAAATTAAAAGATTATTAAACTAGAAAAAAGTGACTTTTGAAATTTAATATATACAATAAACAATAATTGAACAGAAAATGGATAATGTTATTAGAATTAAAGATGAAGATAATATTTTTGAAATTAAAGATCTTATAATTAATTTCTTAAAAGAAAAAAATTGTGAAATAGTTGAAATTAAAGATAATAAAATTAAAGGTCTTATAAGTAATCTTATAAGTAATTTCTTAAAAAATGAAAATGAAAATGAAAATGATGAAAATATAAATTGTATTAGAATTAAAGATATGTATAATAATATTAGAATTCGTTATACTGGCAATATAACAAATATGAACGGATCAATATCAAATGAATTTGAAGCTTGGGAAAGAAAAATAAAAATTAAAAATTTATTAAAATAGAGATTTTTATGCTGACAATTTTTAATGATTTTTTTGAACATAATGTTATAGATTATTCGTTTTATTTAAAAAGCAACGAAATAATTAATTATTTTTTTTGTGATAATGACACATATTATTATATTATGTTTGGTGATGATATTTCAATTATTGATATTTTTTGATATGTGATTATTTTGATTATAATGAAACGAATAGAAATGTCGAATTTAATAATATTAAAATATCGGATATAAAAGATTTTGAAATTGTGGAGTTTGACGAAGAGTGGGAAGAAACTTTAAAATATTATCGAGAAAAATTTGAAAGTTGGGAAAGAAAATATAAAATTAAAAATTTATTAAAATGATAAATAAATTATATGATTTTTTCGATTATGAAAGACCAGAAGAAATTTGGTCGATAGAAGACGGGGGCGAATTATATGATATTGGAATTGAAAACATTTCAAATCAATATTTTGAAATATATTTATGCGGTGGAAGTGAGTTAATCATTTATAACGGAACTAATATTTTCAAACAAAACAAAAAATATAAATTTGAAATAGATGAAGTTTTATCTCGCAAATTTAAAATATTTAACATATTACTTTAACTACTTTTTCATTTTCCCTATTTTTTACAATTGAAATGTGAATCCATTGAAAATTATATTCGTTAATCAATTCAGTAAAATCTAAATTATTTTTTATATATTCAAACAATTCTTTATTTTTAACTTTTCCAAAACTAATATCCGCAGCATATCCATATAAGTGCATACTAGTTTTAGCGCCACCCACCAATTTATTAAGTTTAGGACATCTGTAAGCTGAAGTTGGAGTGAAAGAGCCAAACTTTAATCGTATTGGCTCTAATATCTTTTCCGCTAAATATTTCAAATTTTCTATAATAATTGGATGTGGATTATTATCAATCTTATTTTTGATAGCTGTGTTAGAGTGTGTTAATTCTAACAAAGTAAAATTTTCTGATATTTGCATAAATGAAATTATTTAGTTTTAGCTTTTTTTGTATTTTCCCCGTGTGTTAACAATTGAAGATTTTCCAACCTGTTATCAAAACTATTTGAGTTAATATGATCAACTACAATTGTATTTCCACAAGGTGTATGATTTAAATATGTAATTGCCATCAATATTGATATTTTAGTTGTTATCCATTTACTATCATTATTTTTAACACTTACATACAAACTTTTATAATTATTTTTATTTTCATGTGTCATTTTAACAACTTCTTTCTGTGTTAAAATGTTAAATACATCACCTGTTTTTGTGATTGTGTAGTTCGAGAAATTTGGGATTTGTTTCATAATTTAATAATTGTTTCTTTTAACATATATATTAAATTTCATTATCCCTATTTTGTAATTATATGTTTTATGTTTAATATATAAGTTATGAAAACGTACGAACTAACAATTGAAAATGATGAAAATGTTGTTTACGCAATATCGATTGTGGATAAACCCGCTATTGAAAGTGATTTCATGTTATTTTCTGATTTAAAAAATGAAAATGTTTATAATTTTAATGAAGAAAAGTTTGAAATAACTGGACCAATTTTAATTCCAAACAAAGAAATTTTACGAAAAAAGAACAACGAATTTTATAATGTTTTCATTTCAGAATCAACAATCAGACAAGCAGCAATTAAATTTTTTGAAAATGGATATCAATCAAATACAACTTTGAGTCATGAAAAATCTGTCAATTCTACCGTATTTTATGAAAGTTGGATTGTTGAGAATCCGAAGAATGATAAAGCGAATGAACTTGGATTTGTAGATTTGAAAAAAGGTACTTGGTTCGGCACATTGAAAATAAATGATAAAGAATTGTGGAATACGGTAAAAAATGGAGATTTTAACGGATTTTCAATCGAAGGACTATTCACACAAAAAGAAAATAAAAAAACAAAAATGAATATGATAGAAAAATTTATTGAAAAAGTTTCACATTTTATGAATGAAATTTCAAATCCAGAAGTTAAAGAAGAAGTAAAATTCATGGATGCTAAACTTGAAGATGGTACACTCATTAGAATAGATGACGAAACTTTAATGGTTTCAAAAATCGAAGAGGATGGAAGTTTAGTGGTATTAGCTGATGGTTCTTACAAACTTGAAGATGGTACGGAACTTGTTGTTAAAGATGGTAAAAAATTCATCGAAGAAGTTAAAGAAGAAGTTAAAGTTGAAGAAGTAAAAGTTGTTGCAGCAGCAGTCGAAAATGAAGTTGTTTATTTTGAAATAGTTGAACTTAAATCGGAAATTGTAAAATTAAATGAAATGAAAATTAATTTTGAAAAGGAAGTTGAAAATTTTAAATCGGAAATTGAAAAATATAAAAATGAAATAGAAGAATTGAAAAAATTACCAGCAGCGGAAAAAACAGCGATTTTGGCAGAACCTAAAAAAGTTGAAATGAAAGCTTGGGAAATCATCGCACATAATGCGAAACTTTTAAACAAAAACAAATAAAAAATAAAAATAAATATATAAACTTATGGCATTATCAATCACGTCAAATTACACAGGTGAATCAGCAATTGATATCATCACCCCTTCGATCCTTGAAGGAAAATCAATATCAGAAAATTACGTAACTGTATGGTCTAATATTAAGGACAAGTTTAATCTTCCAGTCGGGGATTCAACAGTAAACATTCAAGCTTATGCTTGTGATCCGACCGCTTCTGGCTCTTTTACGATTTCAGAAAAAGTTTTAGACTTGAATAAATTTCAGGTATACGATGAAATTTGCTATGATACTCTTCGTGCAACTTTTGAATCTAAACTTATGAAGTCTGGTACATTGAATGATGCGGAAGGAACATCAAATATTACAAAATTCATTCAAGACGAAATTATCAAAAAAACAAATAAAGCTATTGAAGTTGGTATTTGGTCTGGTGCTTTAGCTGCTCCGATCGAAGGATTTCACGCTTTGGCAGTTGCCGATCCTCTTTGTACTGAATTGTTAGGTGTTGCAATAACAAAAGCTAATGTTTTGGTTGAACTTGATCGTGTAATCGATGCCATTCCAGACGCTATTTTGGATGAAGCAAAAGTATTTATCCCGAGGGGAGTTGCTCGCAAATTCATGTCCGCTTTGCCAGAAGAGTTTCCGTATTCATTCAATATTCAAGATAAACAAAGTTTGGTTTATAGGGGTATTAATTTGTATGTGGTAGATCTTGCAGCAAATAAAATGTTGGCTGGTAAAAGTTCTAGCTTCCATTTGGGAACTGATTTGACTTCTGATTTCAACCAATTTAAATCAGATTTCAAAGCTGCAAATTCTGACACTGTTTTTTACAAATTGCAGTTCAAAATCGACACCCAAATTACTTCACCTGCTGAGATTGTAGTTTATAACTAAAAAAATTAATATGAGGATGATATTCGAATTATCCTCATATTTTAAATTATTATTCGAAAAATATAAAAATATAAAATATAAAAATATGAGTTGTTTGATAAGTGAGGGACTGAATCAGAGAGTCTGTAAAACAAGTTTGGGTGGTATTGGTAAGCTTTACATCACAAACAAATCTGATATTGCGGGGTTTACCGACACAACTTTAGATGATGGAATAATTAATGATATTATTTTCAATGTTCCTTTAACTGATGGTTTTTATGAATTTCAAATTGATAAAAATTCAAGTAATGCTACTTGCGTTCAAGCTGGTTCAAATAACAAATACTTCGCCCATACTGTCGATTTCTTCGTCACTGGTGAATATGCTGAAATGGCGAAAGTTAATCATTATTTGAGACTTGGCGAATTTGTTGCAATTGTTGAAATGTTAGATGGTACAAAAATCCTTTATGGTAAATCAAATGGTTTGATGAGTACGGTAACTGAATTGAATACTGGTACTGCTAGTGACGACAAATCCGCATTGCATATTACTTTGGCAGGTGATCAAATTGTTGTAGCAGAAAAATATGTTGGTCCGGTGGTAATGGCGGCATAAAGTAGAACTTCGTAATATGAAATAAAACACTAATAGCTTAGAATCGAACGGATTTAAAATTGTTAACCAATATACAGTTCATTCGATTCTAAGCCATTAACTAAAACATTGATAATCAATATGTTAGAAAGACTGACTCAAAAGACTCCAAAATTGGTTAAAAAACTTCAACGTTTGGCATTTAGTATAGGCTCTTTAGGAACTATTATAACCAGTCTTACAAGTGTTTATGATGTTTTGGTTGTCCCGAACTGGATAATATATTCTATCGCAACAGCGACTGTTATTAATCATTTAATACTTCAACTTTTCACTGAGAATGATGTTTAAATATTTAATAATTTTAATGTTATTTCTGACTGGTTGTAAATTGTCGGAAAAGAGATGGAACAAGCAAATCGATAAAGCAATTAAAAAAGGTTGGATGGATACAACATCTAAATCAAAAATCGATACGTTAATAAAAATTCAAACAGATTCAATTGAAATACAGAGAATTATAAATGAAACAATTTTAAAGGATACTTGTTTTAATAAAGAACAAAAATTTATCAGCTTCAAATCAAATCCAGAAAAGTTAAAGAAAGAATTGTCAAAATTTAAATGTTTAAGTAAACCAATATTTATAAATCAAAAAGGAATTATATTTGAATTGTATCAAGATAGTATCGGGAATTTTAAAATCAAATTTGAAGCTCCAAAATATATTATAAAGAAACAAAATGAATCTACTAAATTTGAAAAGTATTTTGAGGAAGTCTGGTTTTTATGGCTTATAATAGTAATACTATTAATAATTGTTTTAAAAAAATAGATGATACCGCTGGAGTCATTGTTCGCAACCTCCTTTCATCTATAAACAAAAATCCCACTTAATAAGTGGGATTTTTTAATGTAAAAAAGTAAACAATTTAAAAAATGACAGGCAAGTGTTAAATTACCTTATACTATTATACGAAAAAAATAGAAAAAGTTTGATGATTATTCGAAATATTTTCGTATATTTGTGTATAAATTATTTATATGGAAGAAGAAATTTGGAAGGATATTATTGGGTATGAAGGATTGTATCAAGTAAGTTCATATGGGCGAGTGAAGAGTTTAGAAAGATATGCTTTCGTATCAACGAAAAACAATTGTTATCAAAAAATTCACGAAAAAATATTAAAACCAGCTACAAATGGAGGTGGTTATAAATATGTTAGACTATCAAATAAAAATATTAAAAAAAATAAAGTTGTTCATGTAGCGGTAGCTGAATCTTTTTTAAACCACATACCAAATAAGTTTGTTATAGTAGTTGACCATATTGATGGGGATAGATTAAATAATTTTGTTTGTAATTTACAGCTTATACCAAACAGACAAAACATATTAAAATCAATTTATAAAAAACAAAAATCATCACAATATCCGGGTGTTTGTTGGCATAAGCAATATAATAAATGGCAAGCAGCAATTAGAATAGATGGAAAATCCAAATATTTAGGAAGATTTGATTCCGAACTAGAAGCAAGTGAAGCATATCAAAAAGCTAAAAATTTAATTGAAAATATTTAAAACTTTTTCCTATTTTTTTCGTATATATAGTATAAGACAAGCATAAATCGTATAATGTATTACGTTAATCATTCCAGATTAAAGATGTTGGTTCAAGTCCAACTTTCTGCTCAAATCAAAAAGGGACTTTACAATTTTAATATATACTTTAAAACAAAAACAATTATTAATTATGAAAAATTTATCACTTGAAAACAAAGCACTTCTTTTAAAAAAAGTTGAGTACACGAAAAAATCAAAAATTGAAACAGCTTCAAACGAGAAGTATGCAAAATTGAAAGAACTATTCACAAACGATCAAACAGAATTTTCAGATGAAGAATTATCTTCTATGGTTTCATGTCTTGAAAATCGTTTCAAAAAATCAGAAAAGTTTACAAATATTTTAGTTTAAGTATAAAATACAGTTGGATTATTTCCATACTCAAAGTACATTCTAAAACTTACAGCATCGGCAAGGTCAGGACTTCTACCAAGTAGTAGTTTCTGATCTTCTTTTTTATTTATACTCATTTTAAATTCACCACTTGTATCACGAATAGCTTTTAATTCTTCCGTTAATTTTACTTGTATATTTTTATCTATTTTCATATCAACACTCCAGTCAACACTTGAAAGTTTAAAAAATAATTGACTTTTAATCATGTCAAACTTTTCATTTTTTAAAGGTTTACTTCCAGCGATAAATCCAACACATTTCAAATAATCAAAAACTCCTTTACCATTTCCAACAGCATCAACAATTACATTATTTTTTGGAACTTTATATGTTTGCATTAAGTTATGAATAATTTTACCAGTTTCAGAAGTGTCTGGTTCTTTAAATTGTTTTATATCAACTATTTTATATCCTTTCCAAACTACCACCACAGTTGTATCTTTTCCTTGTGCAGCAATATCAGCACTTATATAATATTTATCAACATTTCCAAACTCTAAACCGCTAAATATATTTTCAATCTTTTCAATTCCAAAAAGTTGATCATCACATTCTTCAAACTCCCACGAACCAAGTTCCAATCTTTTCATCTGTTGTTCGCTTAAAAGACTTAAACTATTTTCATAATTCTTCCCTCTAAATTTTGATTTATAATTTCCAACTGCATTAACGAATTTAATTTTATCAGGCAAACAATTATTCATATATTTATCATAGAATAAAGATTTAACCCATCCACTTGAAGGATTGCAAGTAAGTAAAAGTTTTTTGGGAAATTCCCATAATTTATTTGGATGTTCAGAATACCTAATTCTTGAATATAATATTTCATAATATTTTTGAGGTATGTTCGGAACTTCATCTATGTAAGCGAATGTAAGTTCAACCCCCCCGAGAAAATCCCCGTTTGTGTCAGATGGTTGCCAAGCTAATGGTATTAAAAATATTTCACTTCCATTTTTAAAAATTATTTTAGACTCAACTAAATTTATTTTATAATCAGAATCTTTCACAATTCCAAGAAATTTCGAACATTTAATAAAAGTTTTCAAAGTGGTATCTTTTATTTCTTTCAAACTTCTTCTACAAATTGCTCCACGACTTTCTTTATATATTAAACAGTTTGTAATCATCCAAACACAAGCCATCCATGTTTTACCAGAATTCGCCTTCCCCGCAAATAAAACAACTTCATCATTTAAATTTTGTAAATATGATAAAGCTTCCAATTGTTTTTCATCAAATTCAAGTTCAATTATTTTTTCATTCATTCCAAATCATTAAATATTTTTCAATTAAAGCACTGATTAAACTAATAACCAATGAAATAAATATGTTATGAGTATATATAATACCCAACCAAAATCCGAGACAAGTTGAACAATTTAAAATATAATAATCTAAATATTTATTTTTAAATTTCAAATAAATTTCATGATCAAACCTCCAACAAATCAAATTTGCAAACCAAGCAATAGCTAATATAATAATCATAATATTTTTTTAGGGTTTCTACAATCCTTACAAATGTATAATTCTGGATTCTTTTTATATTTATAATACGGTTTTGTACTGCTACATTCTCTACCACATTTACCACAAATAAAATAATAATTTGGATCTGGTTTAGAATCTTCCAACTCAATCATTTTATCATATTCAAGCCAATCAAAAATAATATCAGGATTAGACATTAAATATTTATATTTTAAATCTTTTTCGTTAACATCTTTAATTTGTGCAAGTGTTAACATTATTTCATAACTACTCATCTTTTTGTGGTATTATTTTATATGATATATTTTCTATTTTCATACCAATTGTATTTAAATTTTCAATATTTATTTGCATGAATCGCATAATCATTTCAATCGCTTTCAACCTAACAACAGCATTTTGATCATCCAACAATTCAAATAAAACAGTTAAAACTTTTTCACCAGCAGCATCAAGAAGATCTGATGTATTTTGTTTCATCTTTTGAGCAAGTTTTTTAAACAATTTTTGACATTGAACTGCCGCTATACCATAATCGGCTTTAATTATTTTAAATATTGCTTTTTGATTATAACAACGATCATAAATTAATTCATGCATTCGATTGATAACTTCTTCATCATTCCATTTTGTGAAAATAACGGAAGTGTTGTCTTCATTATTTTTTCTCATTTTTAATCTTTTTAATTTTTTCTGGTTTAACTATTTCTATTTCTGGTATTTCCAACTCAACCATAAAGTTCGCCATTTCAAAAGCTTTAACAGCTTCTTCCAAAATATTTAAATCTTTTTTTATACAATTCAAACAATTTTTAAACACATAACGTTTACCTACAAATTTGGTATAATATTCAAACATCTTTTTTGAACTCATTGTTTTCCCAAGTTTCACATCTTCAATGAACTTTCTAACCTCTTCCGTTTCTTTCATAATAATATATTATCATTTACTTATATATATATAAATAATTACATCTTCTATTTTTTTATATATACATTATAGAAACAAATAATATTTTATGACATATAAGGACATCACGTTAAAACAATATTTAGAATTCCGAGAAGGTTTGATATTAAATTCTGACAATAAATTTTATTTCATTGAACATTTTGAAAAGATTAACGTGAAAGATGTTTCATTAATTGAACTGGAATTACTTATAAACAAATATTCATTCCTTTCAGAAAGTTTTGAAAGTGATGAAAATATAAGTCCAGTAATAAATATCAATAAAGGATATTCAATAAATAAAAATTTTGAACTACTTAGTTTTGAACAATGGGAAAATTTAGATTCAATTATTAAAAGTTCTGGTGATAACATATTTAAAAATATACATGTTTTATTGGCTATTACTTGTTTCGAACCAAAAGAATATACATATGATAAAGCGATAGAACTTGCAAATTGTTTTTTGGAATCAAAAATGTTTTATATTATTCCAAATATCAATTTTTTTTTGTTCAAAGAAACCGAGTCATTAAAAACTTTTCATACATATTTGAAGAAGATGGAACAGACTTATTTGAATCAAGCTTGGAATATATTGAAGCAAATAAAAACTTCCAACAAATCTGGGGGTGGTATTCTACGATGGTCTCGCTTGCGAATGATAATATTTTGTTATTTGATCAAGTGTTGGCTAAAACGGTTCGAGAAGTATTCACATTCTTAATATTTAATAAACAAAAATCAAAACTGGAAAAAATTCATGATAAAAAATATAAGTAAATTATTTAACGATTTAGCAACAAGTCATCTGATTATTAATTCATTTAAAACTGGTGATTATTTTGAAATTCAAAAAAATGGGTCTGATATTTATCCCATGTTATTTCTTGAAAATGATAGTGATACCATTATATATTTGAAAAATCAAAAGAAATATTCAGTTTCATTTTATATATTTGAAATCCCAAGAGAAGACGGATCTGATTATTTGGAATTGAAAAATAAAATAGAAACAATTAATTCTGAAATCATTCAACAATTATATTTTATTGATAGTCCTGATTTTCATGAAATAGAAAATGTTGATTCTATATTTTTAAAAGAATTTTCAAACGATTCAGTTGTTGGAATAAGAACACAACTTACTTTTACCATATTAAATTTTAACAATATATGCGAATCTCCCATCTAATTTAGAATCATTATGAATAAGGAATTAAAAGAAGTTTTAGAGATTTACGTTAAAATATTTAAAGCAACCATTTTATTTTACGCAAAAAAATATCCAAATACTAAAACTGGTACGGATACTTTGAGTAATTCTGATATTGTAAATGATATGAAATTTAATATAGATGATTCAAAGTTAAGTATAAGTATTTATAATTACTATTCAAAAATAGAACAAGGTTCACCAGTCGGTACAATCGTTCCAACATCAGATTTAATTTCATGGGTTAAAAAAAAGAAAATAAAGTTTAGAAATTTATCCGTTAACGGAACAGTTTCAATGATTCAAAATTCAATTCACATGAAAGGAATTTCAAAGCGACCAATATTTAGTTTAGCTTACGAAGCAACTTCAAAATATATAGACGAAGAACTAAACAAATGGTTGGAAAGTATAACAAATAAAATAATAATTAAAAATTTAAAATAGAACATATGGCATATCCAAATAGTTTAATAAAAATAAATCATTTCAATAATAATTTATATCCAAGCAATCATCCTTTATATTTTATTACCAAAGCTGATCAAAGTTCAAACCCGAATAATTTACCAGAAAATCCAACAATTGTTTTAAAATTACGATATATTTATGGTAGTTTACCATTAGACATAGATTTTAATTTAAATGGGGTTTCATATAAAAATAATACCGTTATTAATGGGTCTGGTATATTTTTAAAAACAACCAATTATAATATTTTAAAAGATTCAATTAAACTTTGTTTTAAAAATAGTGGATTACTTGATAATTTCGATTTTACAACTTCGAACTTTATATTTGAAAACGAAGCGGAAATAACAATTAATTTAATTTCAAAAAATACTGGATTGTGTGAGTTTAGTACCAATTATACTTTTGATTCAAAAAATGTATATTATGAATTATATTATAAAATAGTTGTAGAAGAACAAAATACAACAAGAATAAATGTTATAACTTTATATTATGCAATTGGTGATAACGTTTCAGAAGATGTTCTCAATTTTGAACAACTTTTAAACATATATAAAGATGATGAACTAATTACGTCTCTATCAAAAAAAGGTTTTGAAATTGCTGATTTTGATATAAGTAAAATAGTTGATAATAGTATTAAACCTTACACACCAATTATTAATAATTATAACATTAATACCATTAAATATTTGGAAAAATTCAAATTGGAAGCATATCAAAAATTTGTTGATAGAAGTATAGATTCAAATAATTCATATAGTTCAATATATGGCAATCCTGTTATCAGCGAGTTATACGCAATCAAAACAACTTTGCCGTTATTTGAAAGTAATTATAATTCATCTAAATATGATAACATTATCAATCAAGGGATAAGTGGTTCTGATTTAACTCTTTATCCTATTCAAAATGCTCAACCTTGTTTGGAAGGTGATAATTATGGTTTTTCTGGATATTTTAAAATACTTTCAAATCAACCAAAATATAAAGCTTTAAACAAATCGTATGAAATATTATGTTATCAAGTTTATTCAATTCAAAGCCAAGGTAGTCTTTTAAACGATATAATCAGAATAAAGTTTATTTATAATAATGATTTGAATCAATTTCAATATGTTTATTTAAATAGTTCAAATATTCATTCTGGTGAATCATATCGTTATATTAATCAATTTTGTTTTAACACTGATTATATTAAAACTTTATCAACTGTTCAACCTTTTGAAAATGTTTCAAAAGTCGAAATAACACATATCGCATATTCATATCAAACTGAAAGGAATTTAACGGATTCTATTGAAAATGATATAAATAGTGAGGAAGTTGAATATGAAATAATGACTTATTATATTGATAAAAGTTCAACCAATCAAGAATGTTCAAATGTTTTGGAATTAAACGAACCAAATTACACACCAATTGTTTTTCTAAATAGTTTGGGTGGTTTTGATTTGTTTGAGTTTGGAGAAATAATCGAATTTAAAAGTAATAGAAAAATAGAATCATATACAAGTCCTTATTCATATAACACAAATAAGTTAGATGAGTTTGAAAAAATATATGATTTAAATTATAATGATAATTATATGATAAAAAGTCCATCATTAGATTCAGAACAATTTAATTGGTTGAAAGATTTAGTGATATCAAAGCAAGTTTATATTTTAAAAGGAACTGATTTAATTCCAATTATTATAAATGAAATAACTTATGATTATAAAACAAATGAAGATAGAAATATAAATATGAGTTTCAATTATTCAAAACCAACCAACATTTAAAATATGAAAAATATAAAGTTATACATCGATAAACAAATAGTTGATTTAGATTTGAATAATCTTTCAATTGTACTTACAAAACAAATAACAAATTTTTATGATTTGAGTTCCAGAAAAGGAGAATTTTCATATTCATTTAAAATTCCAATAACAGGAAATAACATGAGAATATTTAAATTTATAAACAATTTAGATGTGATTAATAAATTTAATAAACGAAGTGATTATTCATCTCAATTATATGTTGATGATAATTTATTATTTGAAGGTAGTTTCACTTTACAAAATATTGATAAAAAATATTATAATGGTAATCTTAACGCTAAATTTTTAGATGTTTTAAATTTAATTGGTGAAAAAAGTTTG